AGCGCATTCCCGCTGAGACGGATTGGGGGCGCCCGATCATCGTCCACGACTACGACTTCGACCGCGCGTCACAACACCGCGGGGGCGCCGGCATTCTCACGCCAGTGCTGCAGCGCCTGAAGATGCTGATCAAGTACGACGGCACGGAACTCGACGCCGCGATCATCAACGCGATTTTCGGTGCCTACGTCACGAGCCCGTTCGACAAGCAGCTTGTCGGCGAGGCGCTCGGCGACGGGGAAGAAGAAGCGCTGAACGGTTATCAGGACGCGCGCGCTGAGTTTCACGACAAGAACGAGTTGCGACTCGGCGGTGCGCGTCTGCCGATCCTGTTTCCCGGCGAGACGATCAACACAGTCGCAGCATCCCGCCCGGCTGGCAACTTCGCCGAGTTCGAGAACGCGATGCTGCGCAACGTGGCGGCCGGCACCGGAATGTCAGCTCAGCAGATCAGTCAGAACTGGTCAGATGTGAACTACAGTTCGTACCGCGCGGCGGCGCTCGAAGCGTGGAAGACGTTTGACCGTCGACGCAGCGACTTCGGGCGTGGCTTCGGAATGCCGATTTACGCGGCGTTCATCGAAGAAGCGTTCGATGTTGATGAATTGCCACTGCCCGCCGGCGCTCCAGACTTCATGATGGGCCGCGCGGCGTACACGCGTGCGTGGTGGATTGGGCCGGGCCGCGGCTACGTTGATCCGCTGAAAGAGCGTCAGGGGCAGGCGTTGGGTATCGAGACCGGCATTTCCAGCCTCGAGGAAGAAACTGCGCAGGCGACCGGCACCGACTGGCGCGACAACGCGGACCAGCGTGCGATCGAGGTCGAGTACTACAAGAGCCGCGGCGTGCCGTTGCCGTCGACGCTGGCCGGCACGCCGGCCGAGCAAGTCACAGAGGAACCGCAAGCGCAATGAACCATCTCCTACCGCGGCTGGCGCAGCGTGTTTTCAACACGCCGCTGATGCTGCACCCGCGAAAGGCGGAAATTGTTCTTGCTGCGCTGTCGGAGCGCCTCGGCATCGGGATGATCGGACGGCTGGATGGTTCGACCGTCTCGCCGATGGCGATGGAAGACGACGACTACGGCTTCGCTGAGCCCGGCAACAATCCGCGAACCGGCTATGACATGGTCGGTCCGGTTGCTGTGATCCCGGTTCAGGGCACGCTGGTACAGAAGCTCGGGTCGTTGCGGCCGTGGTCTGGCATGACGGGGTACGACGGAATCCGTCAGAACCTGTTCACCGCGCTCGATGATTCCTCGGTGAAGGCGATCGTGCTCGACATCGACTCGCCAGGCGGGGAGGTCGCCGGTTGCTTCGACATCGTCGATACGATCTACGGCGCGCGCGGCAACAAGCCGATCTGGGCGATCCTGAATGAGTCCGCATATAGCGCCGCGTACGCTATTGCGAGCGCGGCCGACAAGATCTATGTGCCGCGCACCGGCGGCGTCGGCAGCATCGGCGTTATCTGCGCGCACGTCGACATGTCGCAGGCACTCACGAGCGCCGGCATCAAGGTGACGTTCATCACATACGGGGACGCGAAGGCAGATGGCCATAGCGAAATCCCTCTGTCCGACGACGCAAAGCTGCGTTTTCAGGCCGACATCGACACGATGGGTCAGCTGTTCGTCGACACAGTTGCCCGCAACAGGAATATCTCAGCCGCCACGGTTCGGGATACGCAGGCCGCGACGTTCATGGGCGACAAAGGTGTCGCGCTTGGGCTTGCGGACGAAGTGGCGGCGCCAGATGCCGCGTTTCGGGCGTTGATCCAGCAGATCTCCGCCTAAACCACCTCCAGAGGATGTTACACATGAAGCTCTCGAAGCTCGCGAGCGCGATGCCGTTCGCCCATTTCCTCGGCATGCCCAGTGCGGCCGCGGCACGTGCGGAAGAAGACGATGACCGCAAGCAGCGTGATGGCGAGTCGGATGATGACTACGCCAAGCGCATGGAAGAGAAGGACAAGGACGAAGAGGCCGCCCGCAAGGCCGAGGAAGAGAAGGAAAAGGAAAACGCGCGCCGCGCGGAAGAGGGCGACGACGACGCCGACGCTGAAGCCGACGACAAGGACGACAAGGAAGAGGGCAAGCGCGCGGGCCGCGCCGGTGCCGCTCGCCAGCGCGAGCGCGTTCGTTGCGCTGCCATCGTCGCCGAAGGCATCAAGCTTGGCAGCGTAAAGCAGGCATGCTCGCTCGCCTTCGACACGAACATGACCGCTGCTCAAGCGGTCGGTGTTCTGTCTGCTGCAGCGGCGGATCGTGTTGACGGCGCGGGCTCGGTAGCGGCTGCTGCGCCGTCGACGCGTCGCGGCCCGTCGATCGACGAACGCATGGCGAAGGTCGTGACGCCGAATCCCGGTGCATCGGCGCCCGCTGCTGCGGCCCCATCGCTCGCTGAACAAATCCTCGCGGCTGGCAAGTTGCGCCGCGGCGAAGATTAACCCCTCCCCAATCACGGAGATTCACAGATGACTTTGACTGTCACCACGGTTGGGGAGAACCCCCAAGTGCCGTCCGTAACGGCACAAACGTTCGTACCGGATCAGCTCATCGCCGGTCCGAAGCAAATCGTCACGCGCAACGTCACGCTCACGGGCGGTCCGTTCGTGCGCGGCACGGTGCTAGGCAAAATTACGGCGAGCGGCAAGTTCACGGTAGCGCTGGCTGCGTCGTCCGACGGCAGCCAGACGCCGACGGCCATCCTCGCCGATAACGCGGACGGCAGCGCAGCTGACGTCATCGCCGGCGCGTTCCTCGAAGGCGAATTCAACGTCAACGCGGTGACTCTCGGCACGGGTATCACTGCCGCTGCGGCGACGGATGCGCTGCGCCCGCTGGGCATTCACCTCAAGTCCGCGCTGTCGGCGGCCGACCCGACCTAAACCAAACCTGAACTGATGCGAAAGCCCCGCCACCGAGCGGGGCTTTTTCATTTGGGCTCACATACTCGGAGAGTGCAATGCCCGGTAATCTCGTATTCGACACCAACACGCTGATTCAGGTGGTGCAGAACCTTAAGATGGCGCAGAGCTTCCTGCTCGACAAATTTTTCCCCGGCTTCATCAATCCCGACAGCGAGTTCGTGTCGATAGACGTGGACGTGGGTAAGCGCCGGATGTCGCCGTTCTGCTCACCGCTCGTCGAAGGCAAGCTCGTCGAGAGCCGTCGTTACCAGACGAACACGTTCAAGCCGCCATACATCAAGGACAAGCGCGCACCGGATCTGCGCAAGCCCGTACGCCGCATGATCGGCGAGCGCATCGGCGGCGAGCTCACGCCCGAAGTGCGCGAGCAGATGAATCTGGAGTTCGAACTGAACGACCAGATCGACATGCTCACGCGGCGCCTCGAGTGGATGGGTGCAAATGCTCTTCTGACCGGCACCGTTACCGTCTCGGGCGAAGGCTTCCCGACGACCGTCATCGATTTCGGTCGCGATGGCTCGCTGACGATAGCCCTGACCGGCGGCGCACAGTGGACGGCAGCCAACATCATCGCTGGCACTGCATCGCCGACCAACAACATCGAAACGTGGCAGACGCAGATCCTGAAGGCGTCCGGCGCAGTCGCGACCGACATTGTGTTCACGCCGAAGTCGTGGGCAGGTTTCAAGCTGGATCCGGTGTTGAAGGGTGCCGAGTTCTATCCGTCGCTTGCCCCGTTCGGCAATGCGGTGAACGTCGGCGCACAAATCGAGCGCGGAGGCGTCCACAAGGGCAAGTGGGGCAACTACAACTTGTGGCTCTACAACGACTGGTACGTGGACGACGTTACCAACGTCGAAACGCCGATGCTTCCTGATGGCTCGCTGATCATGTCGGGGCCCGACCTGCAGGGTACGCGTGCTTTCGGCATCGTCGAAGACCCGGCGTTCAACTACGCTTCGCTGCCGTTCGCTCCGAAGACGTGGGTAAAGGAAGACCCGGCGCAGCGATTCCTGATGATGCAGTCGGCGCCCATCGTCATCCCGAGTCGCGTGAATGCTGCGCTGGCCGCAACCGTCGCTTGAGGTGACTATGGCTAGCGAAAAACTCATCGAAGCAGTCGTCGCGCGCGGGCGCACCATCCACGACCAACTGAAGCCGGACGAAGCGCCGGTCCTCAAGCGGGCCGGCGAGACGGTGAAGCTTCCGGAATCGGAAGTGAAGCGCCTCCGCGAATTAGGCTTCCTCGTGCCGGAAAAAGTCGAGGAAGTTGCTCTCGAAGGCGCGCAGATCAGCGGCGGCCAGGTGTCCGTGACGCACTCGGAGTAAGCATGGATTGGGACGATGCCGTCGACGGCAAAATTCTTGGGCCGCTCGTGAAAACGTTCGGGACCTTGATCGCTTACCTGCCGGCCGCCGGCGCGTCGTTCCAGATTCAAGGCATCTACGACAAGGCGTTCTTCGGAGTGGATCCCACAACTGGATCACTTGTCGTGACCAATCAGCCGACGGTGGGTATCCAGATGTCCCAGTTCGATGGGCGCGAGGAGCCGTTGCAGGGCGATCAGTTGGTGATCGTGAAGACTGGCGAGCAATGGGAAGTGCGCGAGGTCCATCTCGACGGTCATGGTGGCGGCCGGCTGATGCTCAACGTACCGGGGCAAACTGATGTCTGATCCTACCGCGCGCGCGGAGTACAGGGCGTTGTTGTTGGCAGTCCTTGCGACCGTTCCAGGTATCTCGCTGTATTCCCCCGGAGACTGGAACCAGACTGCGGACAAGCTGCCTGCGTTGAAGCTGCGGCAAGGGAAAGACAGGAAGGAATCGAACGGCCGAAATGGGCCAACGTCCTTCACGACGGTGAGCGTGTTCGAGATGCAGGTCGAGGTCTCAGCACGATCAGGCCCGGCAGCGCTTCTGGCGCTGGAGGGCTTCGCAGCAGACATCGAGGCGGCGATCTTCAAAAGTGCTCCGCTACGCGCCAAGACTCAGAATTTCCCGTTCATGGTCACCGAAACCGATGTGAGCGCCGAGGGTGCAACGCACGTTGGAACGATGTCTATTGCGCTTGGCGTCGAGGTGCTCGAAACGTTTTATCCGGACGTGAATGCGCAGGTGGCTGAAATCGACCTGACTGCCGATCTGATCAATGTGGCAGACCCGAGCGGTACGTACCCCGATCCACCGTTCCCAGATGCCGTGACGCCCGCTCCGCGGACGGCGGGGCCTGATGGCCGAGCCGAAGGCTTCGTCAAAGTCAATTTTTCTCAATAGGAGTGACGAATGATCGTCAAACCTGCGCCGGGCCTGAAAGTGCGGCATCCGGTCACGAAGCAATTGCTGCCGCCGGAAGGCATCGAAGTGCCGGAAGACGACATTTTCTGGACGCGTGTGCTGAACGATGGCGATGTCGTGCGCGCTGACAACACCGCCGCGAAGTCTGGGAGCAACTCGCAATGACTATTCCATTCAAGCAGATCCCGCAGAGCATCCGCACGCCGCTGTTCTTCGCCGAGATCGACAATTCACATGCGAATACGTCGGTTGCGAATCAGCGCGCGCTGCTGATCGGCCCGATGACGTCGGCCGGTATCGCGACGCCGAATGTCCCGCTGATCTCGGCCGGTACGGGTGACGCCAATCAGCAGGCCGGAGCGAACTCGGTACTAGCCCTGATGACCGCCGCATATCGCCAGAACGACCAGTTCGGGGAGCTCTGGTACCTGCCGGTCCAGGACGCGGCAGGTGCGACGGCGGCGACTGCCTCGATTGCCTTCACGTCCGCACCTACCGCGAATGGTACGATCTCGCTGTACATCGCCGGTCAACTCGTGACGGTCCCGGTGACGGCTGGTATGACGACCGCACAGGTGGCGACGGCTGTCGCTGCGGCGATCAACCTGATTCCCGCAATGCCGGTCACGGCGTCGGTGGCGACGAGCACGGTGACGCTCACGGCGGATAACAAGGGGCTCGTTGGCAACGACATCGACGTACGGTTCAACTTTGTCGGCGCGCAGGCTGGAGAAGTGCTCCCGACAGGGTTGGCTGCGACTATCACCGCGATGACGGGTGGTGCGACGAACCCCACATTGACGACGGCACTCGGCAATCTACTCGACATGCCGTTCGACTTCATCGCGTGCGCATTCACCGATGCGACGTCGCTTGATGCGCTTAAGGCGTTCCTGAACGACCAGACAGGGCGCTGGAGCTGGCAGCAACAGGTATTCGGCCACGTGTTCTGCGCATACCGCGGCACGTGGGCGAGCCAGACGACCTTCGGCACGGCGCGGAACAACCAGCACGAATCGGTGATGGGCTTCAACGACTCGCCGACGCCGGCATGGCAATGGGCCGCTGCGCTGGCCGCGGTGACGGCCGTGAGCGTCCGTGCTGATCCGGGCATTCCGATGCAGACGGTGGCGCTCGCTGGCGTGCTGGCGCCCCCGCTGCAGTCGCGCTTCAACCTGAGTCAGCGCAATACGCTGCTCTATGACGGTATCTCGACGTTCACGGTGGCTAGCGATGGGACGGTGGCGATCGAAAATCTGATCACTACGTACCAACTCAACGCGTTCGGGCAGCCCGACAACAGCTATCTCGAAATCGAAACCATGTTCCTGCTCGCGTACGTCTTGCGCCGGCTGCGAACAATGGTCACGACCAAGTATGCGCGCGTGAAGCTAGCCGCGAACGGCACGCGGTTCGCGCCCGGCTCGGGCATCGTGACGCCGAACATCATCAAGGCCGACCAGATCGCCGAGTATCAGGCGATGGAATACGAGGGCTACGTGCAGGGAAGCGACATCTTCGCGCAGGCCATCGTAGTCGAGCAAAACAGTTCGAACCCGAACCGCGTCGATGTGCTCTGGCCCGGCACGCTGATCAACCAGTTGCGCATCTTCGCGCTCCTGGCGCAGTTCCGCCTCTCGACAACCCAGTCGTAGTCGGTCCCGTCAACGCAGTGCGCCGCCTGAATGGGCGGCGTTTTCATTTGTGGAGAGCCAACGATGGCTAACAACACGCCGTTCATCGCCGGCACCGCATACCTGACGGTAGACGGGGTGAACTATCAACTCGAAGGCGAGTTGAAGTACGACGTCGGTACCGTGACGCGGGAATCGCTGAGCGGTCAGGATACGGTGCACGGTTTCAGCGAAAAGCCGAAGCCTCCGTCGATCTCTGCATCGATCCGTGATTCTGGCGGCCTGAGTCTCGCTGCATTCAACGCGATGCGCAGCCAGACGATCGTGCTCGAGCTCGCCAACGGCAAGACCGTTATCGGCCGCAACATGTGGACAGTCGAGGCGCAGGAAGTCGACACGACCGAAGCCAAGTTCACTGCGCATTGGGAAGGCCTCCAAGGCGCGGTCACGGAGAACTGATCAATGCAGGAAACCAAGACCATCGTCCTGCGCAAGCCGCTGACGTACGGCAAGGGTGATTCAGCGAAGACAGTAACCGAGATCACGGTACGAGAAGCGACGGCTGGCGAGTATGAGGCCGCTGAGAAGGCGGCCGGCCAGTTCGGCACGTCGATCGCGCTGATCGCACTGCTGAGCGGTGAGCCGATCGACGTGATCGATCAGATGTACGGAAGCCAGATCAACGAGGCGGAAGAATTCATTGCTTCATTCGGTCATGAGGCAGCCAATTTTCCGGCAGCAAGCGCCGAGGAAATCGTGATCCCGCTGGTGAAGCCGGTTTGCATCACGAAAGAGGACAGCCCGCTGAATCTGGCCTCTCTCAGTCTCTGCGAACCCACAAATCAGCAGAACCGGAAGGCGGTAGCTGCCGGCGGCCCGTTCGCCGCTGCGATCGCGCGCATCAGTCTGGTCGGAGGCTATCCAAAAAACGCCGTGCGCGCGCTCTGCGCTCGTGACTTCATGGCGGCCGTCGGCTATTTCAGCGGTTTTCAGGTTCGGCGATCACCGGGCTCGGACGACTGATCGCCCAGCGTACCGACATGCCTGAAGGGTGGGACGACCGCCTAGACGAGTTGACCTACTTCATGCGATGGGGGCCAGACGTTGTCGAAGGCATGACTTTTACCGAGTCATTGCGTCGGCTCGATCGAGCCCGGCGAATGAAAAACCAGATAGGGGCCTGACATGAATATCGCCGGCGGTGCCGGCGCGGTGCTCGGCACGGCGTCCGGGATCACGAATCTGGCCAGTTCGCTTGCCGCGCGACTCGGTGGTTCGGCGGCTTCGTATTTTGAGCAGCTTCGCCCAGCATCCTTCCGCGGTGTGCCATTCGTTTCACTGGGTGGCGAAAGCGCCTTCGGTCGCCGTAACGAGCTGCACGAATATCCGCAGCGCGACACGGTATGGGTTGAAGACCTCGGCCGCCGCGGGCGCCGCATCCGAATCTACGGGTTTGTGGTCGGCGACGACGTCATCGCACAGCGCGACATTCTGATCGCGGCGTGCGAAACGTCTGGTGACGGTTCGCTAGTGCACCCAACGCTCGGGCGCCGCACCGTCAGCCTGATGGATTTCAGATCCATAGAACGGTGGGAGAAGGGCCGCTATTTTGAGTTCCAGTTCGAATTCATCGAAGGTGGTCCGCGCACGTATCCAACGAGCGATACAGCGACGACGCTTGCAGTATCGAACGCGTTTGGCGGCCTGAATGTAGCCGCAGCGGCTGACTTCGCCAGGACAGCCAGCACTGCAATATTGCAAGGCGCTGCGGTGCTCGGCGCGGCTGTCGATGCCTCTGTCGGCTGGTACACCTATGCTAAAAATCTCGTTGGCGATGCGCGGAACCTCTTCAAGCTGTTGACGAATCTGCCCGGCGACTTCGGGCGCTTTACGGGTAGTGCGACACTGCCCACCTTCAGCAAATATCCGAGTTCGTCGGTCGGGAAGTCAGGAGTCACAACTCAGGGCCTGATTGAGCAGGCGACTGCGGCGCGGGCTGCTGTCACAACGGCGTCCGAGATGCTTGATACGGCCGCGCGTTCCCTTGATGCATCGACGGTAGGAGACTTCTCCACCGCCGCGCAGGGCGTGACATCTGCTGTCCTTGCCGCGACGACTGACCCAGCCGACGGCGTTCGGCTGCTGTCTTCGCTGAGCGGATATGTGCCGTCAGGGTCGACTACAACGTCGGTGATCGGTATCGCTATGGGGCAGATGCAGATGGCATGCGGCGACCTATTTCGTCGGAGTGCGATCGCATCGGTGGCGCTTGCATCTTCGACGTATCAACCGACGTCGAGCGATGACGCGGCGAACATGCGTGATCAGGTCTCGGCGCTGCTTGATGCGGAGATCGATGTCGCGGGCGACCAGGGCGAAGACGATACATACGAAGCACTGCGCACGCTACGTGCGGCGGTAGTAGCGGATTTGAATAAGCGCGGCGCTGCGCTTTCGTCGATCCAGACGTTCGTTTTTGCCGGCTCAATGCCGGTGCTGGTACTGGCGACACGGATTTATCGCGATCCAACGCGTGCGGACGACCTGACGACACAGATTGACCCGATACACCCAGCGTTTTGCCCTAGATCGTTCAAGGCACTCGCGAATTAGGCGATGACTCATGGCAAACAAGATTGCGATCGCGATCACGGCGAAGGACGCTGCATCGGGCCCAATCGGGAAGGTGCGGTCGAGCATCGAGGGGCTTGGAAAGCAGATCCGCAGCAGCAAGATCGACAAGCTGGGCGATTCGATCAGCATGGGGCTCAGCTCGAGCGGCGGGGCAATCTCAGCTGTTACGCGGTTCGTTGGTGGGTCAGGCCTGATCACCGGCGCGGTGGCGGCTCTGGTCGGCAAAATGGCGCAGATCGAGTCGGAATGGGCCTCCTCCGTGCGCTCCATGAGCAACCTAGGTACCCGGACCGGCCTGTCGACCCGCCAGGCGTACGGAGTGCAGTACGCCGGGCGCCTTGCGGGTCTCTCGCCCGAGCAGGTGAATGGCGGGGTAGAGCAGGTGCGTCAAGCCTATAGCGACGCCATCAACAACAGGAATCCCGAGGCTCTAAAAAGATTCCAGGCGGCAGGGATCTCGACGAATCCAGCCCGGATGGAAGACATCGAATCCGTGCTGACGAAGCTGGCCGCATACGCGTCGGTGCTACACTCGCAGGGAAAGTATGGCGGGGCGCAGAACTTCCTTGGCGCGGCAGGCGCGGGGCAACTCGTTGACTTCCTCGATCGCGGGCCTGTGCAGGTATCCGCCGATCTGCTGGCGGCGAAGAACTACATACCGACAGACGATGATATTCGCCGGGCGAAAGAGTATGCGGATGAGTCTGCCCGGCTCGGCATCACATACGACAAGCTCAAGACCACGATCCTTAGCGATGTCGAGCCGGCATTGAACACGCTGCTCACCAGCATCCAGTTTCTGTTTGACTCGGCGAGCGGTCGCCAGCATCCGGCGCCGCGCGCAGACGGCTCAGACAGCACTGAGCAGCGCCTCTGGAACGGCTTTGAGCGGTTCGGCAATGTGCTTCGTGGGCGCGGCAACGCGACCATGGCACAGCTCAACGAGCAAACGCCGGTTGGTAACGGCGCTCAGCTTGAACGTGCGCGGACCGACGTAGAGTGGTACATGAATCACGGGTTGTCGCGCGAGCAGGCTGTCGGCATGGTGTCCAACATCAGCCGGGAAAGCGGTTTCGACGAGCGCGCAGTCGGCGACAACGGGAGGGCGGTAGGGTTGCTCCAGTGGCATCCGGATCGTCAGGCAATCTACGAGCGCACATTCGGGCGGCCACTGGCAATGGCTAGCCACGAGGAGCAGCTTGGCTTTTCCTTATGGGAACTGCAGCACAACGAGCGGGCCGCAGGTGATGCTCTGCTGGCTTCGTCGACAGCTACCGACGCCGCTGCAAAGGTGTCATCGTTGTACGAACGTCCTAAAGATCCAAACGAGTCTTCCGTGCGTGCTGGCATAGCTCGGGACCTTGACAGCCAATTCGGTGAAGCGACCGGGGCACCAGGGAAAATGCGTATCGAGATTGTGCACAAGAACGCACCGACCGGCACAAGCGTTAATGTCGAAGCATCGCCGAACGTCGACACCACGCTGACGACAGATCGTCAGCAGGCGCCGCTCGGCGATCAATATGCATATTCCCCAGGAAACTTCTAATGCCGAACGCAGACCGTATCGTCGACGGCGTTGGGGCGAAGCCGAGCGTCGATGAGGTTCGGGTTCTACTGACCGATGACGGCTTGATGTTGACCGGCTGGAAGGCCGTGCGGATCTCTAGATCCATTGAGGTAGCGACATCGTCGTTTGAACTGTCGTGCTCGGCAGACGCGAACACCCTGAATCTGATTTCAAAGGAGGGGGCTCCAGTCAAAATTTCGATCGGTGATGACGTAGTCCTCTCAGGCTTCATCGAGACGATCGAACAGACGCTGGCGCCGCGCGTGCATCTGATTAAGCTCTCGGGGCGCGGCAAGCTCTCCGATCTTGTCGATTGCTCCTGCCGGATCGATAAAGTCAATGCCAACACGTCACTCGCTGCGCTATGCACCGCGATCGCGGCGCCATACTCGGTCAATGTGTTCGTGCCACCCAATGGGACACAGGCGATCCTCGACAAGCTGCCTGTTCTTCCCCGGCAGATCGTGAGCATCACTGAAACCGCGTGGGAAGTGATTGAACGATACGCGCGCTATTGCGGCATGTTGGTGTTCGAGAGTGAAGAAGGTGAGTTGACGATCTCGAC